GCCACCTGCTTCTCCGCTCGGACCCGCTTCATCTCCGGGTAGATCTGCCCGGGAACGACCTGGCGATCGACCTCTTCGATGACGCTGGGAAACTGCTGCCACATTTCCTCCCCCTGCTCCGCCTTCCGGCGCTCGTAGAACGCCTGGCGGTCGAGAGGGATGTCGATGCCGTAGCGTTCGCGAAGCCCCGCGAAATACTCTGCCGTCTCAGCCCGTGAGGGCTTGACGCCCGGCAATACATAGCTCGGATGCCCCCACCATGGAAAGAAGTGCAGCTTCCAATCCAGCGCCGTGAGGTGGTCGAGCTTGGCGGCCTCCAGTGAAAGCTGAAAGATGGCATAGCACTCACCCCACTGCCCTCCTTCCATCGTAGTTTCGATGTCGATGATGCCACCCGGCGGCAGGGAGTTGAACGCGCCCCGTTTGATCCCGGTCGCCTTCGCCGGGAACTTGGCGGAGATCGGCCCGAACTCGGAAATGTGGAGGCGCTGCGGCGTGCGACCCGTGAAGGCCACCCCTGCCGTGATCTTCGACCCGTTCGCCCAGGTCATCTCCCCGCCCGCATCTTTCTCCAGCGGATTGGCTTTTCGGATCCAGCGCCAAAGCGCACCGATGGCAGGATCAGGATGCAGGTGTCCGTTCTCCCATGCGAACCGGGCCATCGCGAGCTTGGCGAAGGCATCGTCCTTGGTGAGGTCAATGATCCCGGCGGCGAGGTTCGCGTTGAACAGGCAATCGTCCAGGTTCGCCAGCACGATGGCGGTGGACATGCCCAGCTTCCGCGCCTTGGGGATGAAGTTCCGGTTGTGACGCTCGGCCAGATACTGCTCCTGCTCGCCTCGCATTCGGAAGGGAATCGTCTTCCCGTCCTCGTCGAGGATGAGATAGAGGTTCGCCATGCGCCATGCTTTCGAGGCCAGAAGGGCGCGGAGCTGGTCGAGGTCGGTCATTGGTCAATTTGTTTGTGGACGAATCCGATTCGGCCACAAATTTTTGTGGCTATCGCGTGTTCTGCCCAAGAAACATATCGCCCTGGGCGGTGGCGGCGCGGATTCGCTCCACCGCGCTTTTGAAGTATTCGGGGTCTTGCTCGATGCCGATGAAGCGGCGTCCCATTTGCACGCATGCGATTGCCGTCGTGCCGCTTCCCATAAACGGGTCGATCACGATTTCATTCTCCATCGTGTGCCGCTGGATGACCTTCTTCATCATGTTGAGAGGTTTCGGGCATGTGTGGATTCCTTCGGCCTTCATTCGCACGCTTTCAGACAGCCCCGCGCTTCCTCCGCTGATTGGCAGCACATCGCTTTTCGTGATTCCGTTCACGTTCCCGAATCCTGCCACATCCGGCCCATAGCACAGAAGCGGCGTCCATTGGTTGTATCCCCGCTTCCCGAATGTTCCCGTGGTGTTCCATGTCACACATCCAACCCACTCAGGTTGCGGATATAACCCTATTTGAGTTGGCCCAGGCATCACCACGGCACGGCCAGCAGCGGCGAGGATGAGCGGCATCACTTCATCCAACAGGCTTGCGAGATTCTCGCGGGTGTCGTCGTAGCTTCGATACGGATATTCGAGACCGTAGGGCGGATCAGTCACTACGATGTCACCCATGATTTGAGGCAGGATTTCCCGGCAATCACCGTTGTAGAGCGTGACCCCACAAGGCAGAACAAGACGCTGCATGGAACGCCGAGGAGCGTCCTTCGTGGTTTCGGGCGGTAAGAGGTCGGCGTCCATGAGCTTATGCGTTCGGCTTAATGAAAATTAACCAGTCGCCCCGCTGCATCATTCTCAAATCATCCCCGAAATGCTTCCCGAGACCGTCAACAACTTTACTCAGTGCCGTCACGCCCAACGGAAGCAGCACCCTCGCAACCTCGCCGTCCGGCAGACTTCCCGCCCGGAGCCCGGCCTCGTATCCGATGCGATGACCTTCCGCGAACTCGTAGTCTTGCGGGTTCATTGGTTCAGTGTTGTTGATTTCAGTCATGCTCTCAAAACGGTCCCTTCCTGTCCTTGTCGATCTCCCACATGGACAGGAAACCATTCCACCCGGTGACCGGAAGGCTCTCGATCTTGATGACCGGTCTCCCGTGGTCGTCCTCCAGAACGATTCCGCAATGCACCCGGCGTTTCTTTTTCTCGCCCGTTTCCCTGTCGATGTATTCGCCAATGGTGGCGGTCAGGTCATGTGTCTTTTTCATCTTTGTTTTTCAATCCAACGAGTGAACGTATCAAATCAACCGCCGACGCTTCAGCCGAAACCTCGACCTTCTCGGCACTGTAGAAACTCTCCATTCGGCACAGCTCCTTGGCTGCGGAGATGCGATCCCTCGCGGCCTCGACCGGAGAGGTGGCGATCTCATGGAACAGTTGCAGCATATCCGCCCGCTTCACCTCGAAGACTTTCTCGGCCTCCTTCGCGAGTTTCTCCAGCTCAGCCTGGACGTAAGCGTTCGTAAGCAGACGGCATCCGTTCGCCTTGGCGACATCGGGCTTCTTGACCCCATAGGCTTCCGAATACGCCTCGGAGGCATTGCCGCTCAGGTGGTAGAGCTTCACAAACTTCAGTTGTCGAGGGTTGAGCATGGCGTCACATAGCGTAAAACCGACAAACGTCCTCGCGCAAGCGATTGACGAGCGGCTTGGCCCCGGTGGCGCGTGATTTCGTCTCTTGGGAAGTGCTCATTTTGCTTCTCGCGCTCCGTGCGCTTGGTCGTTCCCATAATTCAAAATCGACCAATCCAGGCACTCGGAAAACTGAAACACTCGGTTGCCATCCCGCACCATGCGCGAGGCGACACGAACGTCAATTTGATCCGCGATTTGTTGCGCCGTGAGATTGGAAGTCCAGAACGTAGGCTTTCCCGTCCGGCGTTCCGCAATCTCCAAAATCTTCGCCTTGCTCAGCGCGGTTTCGTAACCGGCTCCAATATCGTCGATGAACGCGACCTTGGCTTCGCATACGTGGTCAATGACTCCGTAGTCGCCCTTTCGCATGTAATCGACAATCGTGATCCACCGGAGAAACCGAGCGTTCTTTCCGTGTTCGGAAAGGTATTGATTGGCGGCGCGGGCCAGCATCGTCTTTCCGACACCAGAGACGCCAACCAGGGCGCACCATTGCTTTCCGCCGCTCATGGTCGATTCGATGAAGCGGATAACCTCGGCGGCGGCGGTGCGGCATTCGGGATGAAAGCTCGCATCATACCCCGGGGCGAAGTTTTCCAATGTCAGCGAAGGCGGCGGCTCGACCTGCGTTAGCCGTTTGATCGTTTCGGGAACCATTCGAATGATTTTTTCCATGATTTTGCTTTTGTGAAATTTGGTTGAAGGCGGAAGCGAAGTTTTGCAGGTCGGCGGGCCACGTCATCGGCGTGAGGGGCTTACCCTTCCCCGTGCTCCATCCGTTCGAAACGCGAGAATCCGCCCATTGCCGGACCTGATCCGGGGAAAGGCCGACGGTCGCGCCGTGCTCGATGAAGTTCGCGGCAGGGAGGGTGAGGCGGGCGGCAATGGATTCAAGAGACTTGCCTTGGCGGGCGAGGGTTTCGGAGTCGAGTTCGGGAAGGGGATCGGGGGCGGGTGCGCCTTCACTCCCTTCCTTTCCATTCTCTTCCCTTCCCTTCTTCGTCACTTGGGTGGCAGTTGCCTGACAGGCGGGTGACACTTGGCTGTCAGTTGCCTGACACTCCATCCATTTCACCTTGGTTGTGAAGAAGTTAAGAGCCTCGGTGAACCACGACACGTTGCCGCGAGTCTTTGATGCCAGCGATCTGGCTGTCAGGGGAGTGCCATCATCCCGCACCAGGCTGCCACGTACCTGACACTTGGATGCCACCTGCAAAATCAGCACCCAGGCCGCGAACAATTCGGCGGCATTTTCCTGCTCCATGATCGTGGAGAAGCCCTCCCCGTCGTGCTTGTTGGGGACGCAGACCCACCTCAAGTTTTCAACCGTCCTTGAACGGTTGTTCTCGAAATGCCGGTCCCAATCAATGATCTTGTAAATCGGGTCTTTCATTGAAATTACTTCTCTTCCCCCCTCGTAAAATGCACAAACCGATAGTAAAGCCGCCCACCGATCCGCCTCGACCGGAGCCGAAACGTCTCCCTTCTGGTCACCTGCCTGGTCATCGCGGCCTCGAGGACATGGTGGATCCTGGCGGTCGCCGGAGCGTCCACGGCCAGTCGGATCTCCTCGACGGTGCGCTCAACGCCGTCAGCAAGGAGGTCGAGAATGGCGTCTCGGTAGGGGCTGGTCACGGGTTTCGCCTCCCTTCGTCAATTTCAACCCATTGGCAAAGTGGACGAGCAAGTTCGGCGCTCATTCGCTCGATCCGGCCCATGATTTCAATGGCGTCTTCTACGCACATGTTTGCGCCTACCTCATTGCTGTTCTCGAAGTCGCTATAAGCTTCGCGCAAGTGAGTGGCGACGGCTCCAAGCTCCTCAAGTAGATCAAGGACTTCCAACCTCGCCATGCAAATAATGTCTGAGGTTCTCTCACTCATGCCCCCTCCCTTCCTCAAACCGCTCCCATTCCGCCATCACTCGCATGGCATTCAGTTCCCCGCCCAGTTCCGCCACCTGGGCCTCGGCGGCCCTCAAGCGGCGCTCCTGCGCGATGTGATGCGCCCACCCGAAGGCGAGGCCGACGGCAAGGCCAAGGGCCATTGCCATCATGGTTCCGTAAACTTCTCTCATGTCAGGTAATCGGTAATAATTTTGATTGCTTCGTCCTTTCCATAGGCGACCTGCGCCGAGTATCCCCTCGACCGCATCGCCGCAATCCATTCGCACTGGAGGTCGGACAATCCACCCTTGCCGCCTCGGACCGGGCGACTGCCCTCGACCTTCA